ACAGGGACCCGTTCGCGGGCCTCGACGAGATCGGGGAGAAGCGCAAGAGCCGCTCACGTGCCTCTTAGGCCGTTCACGGTCGACCATTGGCGGCAGTATGCGGGGCTGATGGTCCTTGATAACGGTGAGCGGTGGACGCCGGAGCCGTTCCAGTGCGATTTCGCGGCTGATCTGTTCGCCGGCGTCCCCGAGTTGTGGTTGGTGGTGCCGGAGGGCAACGGGAAGACCACGTTGCTGTCGGGTCTGGCGCTCTACCACGGCGATTACACGGAAGATGCGGCGGTGTTGATGGCCGCGAGCAGCCGCGACCAGTGCGGGCTGCTGCTTTCGCAGGCGATCGGGTTCGTCCGTCGCAGCCCGGGGTTCGCGAAGCGGTTCCGGACCTATGAAGGGTACCGGCGGATCGACTGTTTGCGCACTGCGGGCCAGATCCAGGTGTTCGCGGCGGATGACCGGACCGGCGACGGCGTGATTCCGACGTTGGCGTTGCTGGACGAGCTCCACCGGCACCGTTCGCTGCGGCTGTACCGGACGTGGCGTGGGAAGCTCGGGAAGCGCGGCGGACAACTGGCGGCGATTTCGACTGCGGGGGAGCCTGGCAGCGAGTTCGAGATCACCCGGGAGCGCGCGAGGACCGAGGCGCCCGACATTCAGGCCGATGGCCGGCATGTGCGGGCCGCGGGCCGCGAGATGATCTTGCACGACTACGCGTTGCGCGCCGAGGATGACCCGGAGGACCTGGAGGTTGTGAAGGAAGCGAACCCGTTCAGCGGGATCACGGTCGAGACGTTGGGGCGAAAGCTGGCGTCGCCGACGATGACCTCGATCCACTGGCGGCGTTTTGTCTGCAACGTGCCGACGAGGACGGAAGCGGCCGCGATCGGTGAGGCGGAGTGGCTTGTCCGCGAGGATGATGGTCCGCCGGACGGCGCGGGCTGCGACGTCGGGCTCGACCTGGGGTGGAAGTGGGACGCAACGGCGATCGTGCCTCTCTTCCTCGGTGATTGGACGCCGGAGGGCGGCGAGGACGGCCAGTGTTTCCTGCTGGGCGCCAGTTCGGTCATTACACCGCCGAGGAACGGGAACAGCCTGCGCCCGGAGCGCATCCAGGCAGCGTTCGAAGACCTTCACGGGCGTCACCCGATCAGCCGGGTGGTGATGGACCCTTCGGCGGGCGGCGAGCAGCTCGCATCATGGCTCGAGACAGACTTGGGTGTCCAGGTGGTCGCGCACTCCCAGAAGACGGCGCCGATGGCGCTCGCGGCAGCCCGGTTCATGGAGGCGTTGCGCGGCGACCGGCTCCGCCACACCCAAGACCCCGACCTGACCCGGCACGTTCTGAACGCGGTCTTGAAGGAGTTGCCTGATGGAGCAGTCAAGTTCGTGAGGCCCGCCGAATCCCGAGCGTCTGACGAGGAGGCTCCCAGGAGGGAGATCGACGCGCTGATCGCCGCCGCAATGGTCTATTCGGTCGCTGCCGGCGGCCGCGTCTACGATGGCCCGCTGATGGAGATCCTGTGAGGGGGCTGCGTAAGCTGCAAGGAAGGACGGTGGTCGTACATGTTCCCCCGGGCCCGTCGCTTCAGGGCGTCTTGCTGCACGCCTATCGCGACTGTTTCGTGCTCGTCCACGGCCGGTCTTTGGATGACAGGACGGACCTCAAGGGCGAGATCGTCATCCCGCGCGGCCCGGGCGTTTGGATACAGGCCACGACGCCGGAGCCGGTATGACGACGCTTGTCACGGTCGATAACCGGCTTCTGTCGACCAAGTATCCGACGTTTCGCGATGACTACATCGTCACGGCGGGCGGCGGGGGCACCGTCCAGCTGTCGGGTGCGCTGACCGCGACCTACGAGACGATCTTCGAGGCGAACCCGAACTGTGCGGCGGTCGTGAACAAGATCACGAGGCTGATCTCGACGTTGCCGGTGCGGGTGTACGACCGTCCGGCGGCGGAAGGCGCCCCGGAAGAGATCCGTGGGCACCCGTTGGGGAAACTGCTCAACGAACCGGCTCCGAGGATGGGGCAGGCGTATTGGAAGCAGGCGTTGGTCCGCACGGCGCTGGTGCACGGGAACGGGCTGCTGGCGAAGTGGCGCGGCACGGCGTCGACGGGCGAACCGAAAGCCCTGTTGAGCGTGTCGTGGCCCCATGTCGCGGCGTATGCCCCGTTGGGCTGCCCGGTTGAGTGGTGGAGCACGTTCCAGACGGGCTTTCAGCGGTTCTTCAGCGTCCAGGACAGCGTGCATTTGGCGTGGCAGTCCCAGGACGTGCACGGTCTTGGGGTCAGCCCGCTGAAGCCGCTGGCGGAAACGGTCAAGCTCGACGATTCGCTGAGGCGCTACCAGTCGGCGGCGATGGCGAACGGCGCGCGACCTGGTTCGGCGATCGTGCCGCCGGAGGGCTTCCGGTATGAGGGCACCCAGCGTGAGGATATGCGCGCCGAAATCAACCGTCTGCATGGCGGCGTCGATAACGCTCTGAGGACGGCGCTGCTCGCCCCGGGGTTCAAGTGGGAAGCGCTGTCGCACACGGCCGTGGAGGCGGAGGTCATCGCCGCCCGGCAGTTGGGCCGCGAAGAGTTCGCGATGGTCTATGACGTGCCTCCGCCGATGATCGGCGATCTGGCGCACGGTACCTACAGCAACGTCGAAGAGCTCCACCGCATCCTGTACGTTACGACGCTACGGCCGTGGTTCAAGCTGATCGAGGAAATCCTGCAGCGCCAGCTGATCGACGAAGAGGAATCCTACGGGTCCGAGCTCTACGTCCAGTTCGACCTCGCCGAGGTGTTGCGCGGCAACAAGCGTGAGGAGATCGACGCCGCCTCAGAGGCGTTCAACAACGGGCTGATGACGTTGAACGAGGCGCGGGTGATGGTCGGCTACCCCCCCGTCGCCGAGGAGGACGACCCCGAAGGGATGGCGGACATTCCGCACGTGCAGATGAACAACCTGCGGCCCATCACGCAGCCTGACAGTGCGGTGGAGAACGTGCCGCACGACGAGGCGGACCCGAACGAGGTCAAGCCGCCGCCGGAAACGCCGGCGACCGCGAAGCGTCTCTCGCCGCTCCGCGAAGACGAGACGAACCGCTAGCTACGTCGTCTCCACCGAGGCCAGACGAACTCGGTGGATTGCACGGCCCAGCGCGTCGCTATGACCATCGGGCGGTGCTCGCAACCGTCATGGACCCACTCGCCTACCGCCTCGAAATGCTCGCCCCTCGATATCGCGCGGTCGCAGATGTCCTCCTCGCGCTTCCACAGACCAGGCTGCGAGTTGAGCGGATCATCGAACACGAGCCAATCTTACCCCAACCGTCCGGGGACTGGACGGCCACCCAGCGCCACAGGGTCGCTCGTCGCCGAGCGTTAGAAGCCGCGTGGCAGAAAGCAGGACACCATGACAGACACAGAGACGGCTCCTGTCGAGGAGCCCACACCAGCAGCACCAGCAGACCCAAACGAAGTCACGACGCCGGCCATAGAGGTCCCGGAGTCGGTGACGATGCCCAAGGCCGAGGCGGATGCGCTACGTAGGCGTGTCGCGGAGGCCGAGAAGGCCCAGCGGAAGTTCGAGGCTGACCGCAAGAAAGCCGAGGAGGACCGCCAGGCCGAACAGGGCAAGTGGCAGGAGCTCGCGGAGCAGCGCGACCGGGAGCTGAACACCGAGCGGGCGGAGCGGGCGCGTGTGGAGCGCGAGCAGCGCATCACACGGGTCGCGGGCCGCCTGAAATACCTGGACCCCTCTGACGTGATCGGCCGTATCACTGCGGACGAGGGCGCGGACGACGCTTCGGTTGAGGCTGCGCTGCAGCGGATAGCCGAGACCTCGCCGCACCTGATCGCGAAAGAGAGGCCGGCGACCCCGGAGATCGGGCAGGTGCTCGAGCCGTCAGCAACAGCGGCAGCCGGGGTACCGCAGCCACCGCCGGGAAAGGCAGCGCTTCGCACTATGGAGGACGTGGAGGGCTTGTCGGACAAGGAGTTCGACGCCCGATATGACGAGGTGCAGGTGGTCCTGAAAAGCACGCAGTAAGCCGTCGCGCTCCGCTTAGCGGTGTGGGCCGGCTACAGGTAAATACACATCGCTAAGGAGGCTGGACGAATGTCCATCTCGAACGCCAGACCAACAATCTGGTCGAAAATGATCCTCCGCGCGTTGAACACGCTCCTGGTCTACAACGGGCCGGACGTGATCTCGCGCGACTATGAGGGCGAAATCCGTGAAGCCGGGGATTCGGTGAGGATCGTTTCCATCGGCGACCCGGAAGTGCGGTCGTACACGAAGGACACCGACATCACGATGGACGCGTTGGTGGATGCGGCACAGACGTTGGTGATCGACCAGCAGGACTACTTCAACTTCCAGCTGGACAACATCGACCGGGTACAGGCGAACACTCCGCTGCTTGAAGAGGCCGCACGTAGGGCCGCTTACAAGCTGCGTAAAAAAGCGGACGAATTCACCGCGAAAAGCTGGGAACAGGCCGGGAGCGAAGTCTCCAGCTTCAAACGGTCAACGGCAGAAGCGGTCTACAACAACATCGTCGAAGCTGGTGTGAAGCTCGACGAAACGGACACGCCGGACGACGGCAAACGGTTCATTATCCTGCCGCCGGCCGCGATCGCGAACCTGCAGAAGGACATCAGGTTCGTGGGGTATGGCACCGGGCAGAACCTCGCACGGTTGGAAGGCGGCATGAACGCCGCACCGAACGGGTTCGTGGGGTATGCCGCGAACTTCCGGGTGTACCAGTCGAACGATGTGCCGGAAGCATCCACGAAATTCAAAGTCTGCGCGGGGCACCCGATCGCGTGGACGTTCGCGGAGCAGATCACGAAGATCGAAGCGTACTCGCCGGAGAAAAGGTTCGCGGAAGCCATCAAGGGGCTGCATGTGTATGGCGGCAGGGTCGTCCGGCCGTCGCAGCTCGTCAAAGTCCTGATCGAAAACAACTAGCGGGGAGGTGGAACATGGCTGCAACACTCACCAAAGCATCAGAAGTACTCGAAGTGAAGGTAGCGGAAGGCATCGAACTGTCGCCCACCGCGGCGCTAGTGGCGGGGGTCAAACCCGTAGCGATCAGCGCCACGGAAGGCAACAACATCGAATGGGGCAACTGGGACCGGGCGTTCCTGCTCATCGAACACACGACGGCCGCCGAAAAGGAATGCAAAGTGCAGGCGGGTGATTCGCCTCCGGCCCTGCGAAAAGGGCTCGGCGAATTCAACGTCAAAATGGCGGAAAAAACGCTCCAGATCATCCTGATCGAATCGGGCCGCCACCTGACGGAAGGCGGGCTCGTGAAGCTCAAATGGACGGCCTCCACGACCGGCAAGGTGTCGGTCGTATACATCAAGAAGGGCTAGGACGTGTCTGTTGAACTGACGGACATCGCAAGCGTTCGTCAGTTCATGCAGAAGGCGGTCGCTGACAAACTCCAGGACGCCGATCTGGAAGCGCTGATCCGGCAGGCCTCGGCAGCGGTGCAACGGCATTGCAACCGGCAGTTCGTCCGGGAAGACCATGCCACGCACAGCTTCGAGTTCCTGCCGGTCGGCGGCGGCTGGGAGCTCGTCGACCTGAAGCCCTACGAGTTCCGCACCATCAAAGCGGTCAAACTCGACCCTGACCTGACCCCGACGACGCTTACGGCCGCCCAGTATCGCCCTGGTCCTTACCCGCCGATCGACGGCACGTTCTTCCTGCTCCGGCTCGCAGAACTGCCCGACCCGCCGGCGCTGGCAGGCCTACAGTCTGCCGCCACGTTGCCCTACCAGACGCGCAGGATCGACGTGGAAGCCGACTGGGGGCTCCTGGAAGTCCCCAGCGAGGTGGAACACCTGACGAACGTCGTCGTGGAGGCGTGGTGTCATCTCCGCCGCGAAGGTGTGCCGGGCAGCACGCTGGACTTCGGCGAAGCTGGCCAGCCGCCTAAACCGGAAGATTTTCCGGCTGCTGCGCGGTGGGGCCTGAAACGGTGGGTGCGGCCCACCGCTGAAGTATGAGCGCGGGCGTCTCAACGGTCCCGGCGGTCAAAGCAAGGCTGCTGGAACTCTTCAAGGCTGCCACGAACGCCGAAAAGACCGAAGTGTGGGGTAGCCGTCCCAACGAGGACCACCAGCTCGCGGAGAACGTCTACATCGGCGATGTGCGCGGCGAACGGCAATGGCGAAACGTCGGCAGCCCCACGCCGCACCAGCGCGAGGAGGACTACTCCATCGGTGTCGCTGTAGAAGTCTATCGCGAGGGCACCGACGTGGAAGGCACCGAAGCGCGCGCGTGGGAAATCGTGCTAGCGATCGAAAAACCGATCGCGGAAAACCCGAACCTGGGCCTGGAAGGCCAGTTGCAGACGGCTATCGCGGGAAGGTTCCAGTCCCAGTCTGACACCGGGACGGATGGCTGTATGTGCAAGATCGCGTTCGACGTGCAGGTCAGGGCACGCATCTAGTAGATGAAGTCGTCGTCTACTTGCGGTACCAGGGCTTTAGAGCGCTTGCGCCCCTCGCGCGGCGGGGCCGTGATCGCGCCCCGCGCCGGCGGACGGACTGGCTTTGGGTCGGGCTTCCAGAGTACGGGATTCTGGATCGCTTGGATCACCACCGCCAGCCGCCAACGAGCCTCGCGCTCTGCATAGAGCGCCTGTTCGCGTTCCTGCTGGGTTTCCTTTTCTTCTTGGCGGACCTTCTGTTCGGCCAAGAGCCGGTCCCGATTGTCGGCGAGCCAAGCGAGGCGTACTTCCTTGGCTTTCAGCGACCGACCTTCGCGTTTGGCGCGATCGATCGCATCCTGCTCACCGCGGAGACGTTGTTCTGTGAGCTGTCGCTCAATGGTCGCGATATAGCTGCGCCGTTCGTCCTCGCTAGCACGCCAAAGAAACTCCTGATCGATGGCGAGATCACGGCCAAGGCGCCGGAGCGCGGCTCGCTCGTCCGGGCGTAGCGGTTGCCCTTCCTCTAGCTGCTCCGACGCACGCCTTCCCAGGTAGGCCATCGACCGCAATCTTATGCCGCACGGCGCCGCCAATCAACCCACGACCGGGAGGTATCACCGATGCCTAAGCGCATCTATGTCGGGTCGCACGCGGAGGTAAGCCTCCCGGACGGCACGATCTGCAAGCGGGGCGAGCCAGTCGAGATCCCCGAGAGCATCGACATCAAGGAACTCGAGGTGTCCGGCAACTGGACGGTCGCCGGCCAGTCAACCAAAGATCCGAAGGAGTAGCGGATGCCGCTCGAAGGCAACACAGGTATCAGCGGGGCCCTCGGCTACGCGATAGAGAGCACATGGGGTACGAGCGTCGCCCCGGCGAAATGGACGGAGTTCGTCGCCGGCGAGACACTCGGCCGCAAACAGAACTACCAGCGGTCGGCAGGCATCAAGGCTGGTCGCACGTTCGCTACCGGGACACGGACGGTCGCGACGACCAGGACCGCGGAAGGCAGCGTCGGCTTGGAGGTTGCGAACAAGGGGTTTGGGCCGTTCCTGAACATGCTGCACGGGAAAACGGTCACACCCGCGAAAACGCTGACGGAAACGTACACGCAGGTCCACGAAATCGGGACGACCGACCCGTTCAACAAGTCGCTGACGCTAGTGAAGGGCACACCGTTCGTTGCTGGCGGCACGGTGGACTCGTTCTGCTACCCGGGCGCCATCTTCGACTCGATCGGGTTCGACATGGCGGTCAGCGGGTTCCTCGTGGCGCAGTGCGCGGTGCAGGCGAAGGACGAGAACTCCGAACAGACGATCGGGGCGGTCACCTACCCGACGGGCCTGGAAAACTTCAACTTCACGCAGGTCGTCGTGAAGATCAACTCCGTGGAACAGAAATTCATGAAGAACGTCAAAATGACGTTCTCGAAGCCCACCGACGGGAGCCGTTTCGTGCTCGGTTCGGCCACCCGGCTGCAGCCGCTCACTAACGCGTTCAACTCGATCAAACTGGACCTGGAATGCGACTATGCGAGCCGGGTGCTGTACGAATTCTTCGCGAAAGGCGAAGCGAAGGAAGTCGAAGTCTCGTTCGTGGGCAACAAAATGACGACGGACGTCACGAAATTCGAACTGAAATTCCTGTTCCCGTTCGCACGGTTCGAAGGCGACAGCCCGAACATCAAAGACCTCGGGCCGGTGCAGCAGACCATCCCGCTGATGGTCGAAGACAACACCTCGGTCCCGCCGTGCACCGCAACCTACGTGTCGACCGACGTGACGCTCTAGGCGCATGGCCGTCCAGGATCAAGGAATCGTGCTGCGTGGCTTCACGGACCTCCAGCGCGCGCTCGCAGACCTTGGCGGCCGGGGCGAATTCGGCCTGGACTACGAGCTCAGCCGTCGTTTGCGGACGGTGGGCGAGAAGGTCGGCCGTGACGCCGCGGGCTACGTGACGCACAGGACGGGGAGGCACGGTGATCCCGGGGACCCGCGGCTCGAGGACTCCGTAAAGGTGGCCGTGGGGCGCCGGGCGGCGTCCGTGTACTCCACCGCCGTCTATGGGGGCGCACAGAACTATGGCGCCGGCCCGAAGGCGGGCTGGGGCGCCCGGGGGCCGCATATCAAGCGGGCTGACGCGTCGCGGTGGATGACCCGGGCGGTTGACGCTAACGAGGCGTTCGTCGCGGCCGAGATGGACGGCCTGTGCGACTGGATCGTTAGGGAATTCGAGAGGGGATGATGTATGGCGCTGTTGAGGCTGAAGATCGGTAGCGAGAAGTACCAGGTCGACCCGGACAAGCTCACGCTCAACGAGGCGTGCACCCTCGAAGAGGACTTTGGGGTCGACGGGCTGTCCGAACTGGACTTTTTCAAGGCGAGACATCTGAAGGGCCTGTTCTTTATCGCCGTCGCGCGCAAGCACCCGGACATGGGCGTCGAGGATGTGCTGAAGAAGGTGGGGGAGGCCGTCACGGGCCCCGTTTTCGAAGACCTCACGAAGCAGATCCAGGAGGCGGTAGAGAAGGCCGAAGCTGAAGCGGCGGACCCTCCCTCGGCCGGCGTGAACGGCGCGCCGGCGAAGAAGGCTGGAAGCCGGGCGACCCGCCAGAAGGTCTCTGGACCCCCGAGCTAGATCGCGTGTACGGGATCAAGCCGTGGACGGTCGGGAAGTACACTCGCGCGCAGATCCGGGCGCTTGAACAGCACGTCGTTGACCTAGCCCAGCAGGGAGCGATCTAGTGCCCAGAACCGCTGAGACCATCTTCCTGGGGGACGCGCGGCCCGTCGAACTGGCGGCTAGGAAAGCTGCGGCGGCGGTTGGGGAGTCGGCGGGCTCGATGAGCGCGTCGGGCGCGAAGATGGCTGCCGCGCAGGAGACGGCGGCGAAGAAGACAGTGGCGGCGCACGAGAAGATGGTGGCCTCAGCGAAGAAGTCGAACGCGGAGTTCGCGAAGTGGGGGTCGGTCGCCGCTGTGGCTGTTGCGGCGGGCGCGATCGACATGGCGTCGAAGGTCGAACAGGCCGGGACCGCGATCGCGAAGGCGGGGAACACCAGCACGGTCGCCGGCAAGAAGGTCGAGGACGCTTTCCGCACCATCCCGGGAACCGTCGAATACTCGGCGGCGAAGATCGGCGAGGCGTTCGCGACCATCGCGGGCGAGCTGAAGGTCGTCGAAGGGCACGCGTTGACGGCGGCGCAGGCGATGAAAGTCATGAAAGCCGCCCTGGATTTGGCGGATGCGTCCGGGGAAAAACTGATCCCGGCGACGGAAGCGCTCGGCAAAGTGATGATGACGTTCCATCTCGGGGCGTCACAGGCCGCGAAGACCGCTGACGTGCTGTTCAACGCGTCCAAAGTCACGGGGATCGGCCTGACCGAATTCACGACGCTCGTGGACCGCGCCCGTGGACGCCTGGGCGCTCTCGCACCGTCGTTGGGCGACACGGCGGGGCTGATGGCCGAGCTCGCCAAACAGGGTGTCGCGGGCCGGCTGACGATGGGCGCTCTGGGTGGCGCGTTCGGGACGCTGCTGTCGCAGAGCAAGACCGTGAACGCGACGCTGAAGGAGTTGAACGTCCACGTCTTCGACAACCGCGGGCGATTCGTGGGCCTCACCTCGGTGATCTCGCAACTCCACCCGGTGCTCGGCAAATACAACGAGGCGTCTCAACTGGCGATCACGCGGACGCTGTTCGGCGAAAAGGCGAATAAGCAACTGCTGGAAGTCATCCACCAAGGGCCCGCTGCCTACGCTGCAGCGACAGCCGCGGTGACCAAGCACGGGACCGCGGCGGCAGCGGCGGCGGCGCAGCACAAAACACTCCAGGGCAAACTGGAGGCCACCAAGGCGGACTTCGAAAACATCGCCGCGACCTTGGGTGAGCGGTTCATCCCGATCCTGCAGAAGCTCGCCACGGCGCTGGACAACAGCATCAAGTGGCTCGACAAACACAGGACTGCGGCGAAAGCGCTCGCGATCGTCATCGGGACCGTTCTCGGCGCTGCTGTTCTGGACTTCGCGGTCGTGAAGGCCGTCAAATTCGCCAGCAGCATCGGGACGATGGTCGGCGGCTTGAAGCTCCTCGCGGCGAAGATGGGCCTCACGGCGGGTGCCGTGGTGGCTGGGGATACGGCCATCGAGGGCGCGAACGCCGCCGCCGCCGGCTCGTTCACAGCACTGGCAGGCACGGCCGTCGCGGCAATGGCGAAGATCGGCCTGGCGGTCGCTGCAGCCGTCGTGGTGATCAAAGGGCTCGAAGGGCTCCTCCAGAAAATCACCGGAGAAAGCCAGTCAGTCGGCGAACTGCTAGGCGGCAACCAGCCCGGGGAAGCGGGCAGGGAAGGCGAAGCCTTCCGGAAGCTGCCACAGGCACAGAAAGAAGCGGCACAGCGCAAGATCACCGGAGGCGGTGGTGTCGGCCACGGTAGGGCGCAAGCCGAATACCTGGAAAAACTCGGGCTCCCTGCGATTGTCGCAGCCGGCCTTGCCGGCAACTTCCAGAACGAGGGCAACGCGACAGACACTGGCGCTTCGGGGCTCGGGATCGCGCAATGGATGGGTCCGCGGCGGGCCGCGATGGAAGCCTTCGCCCGCGCGACTCACCGCAAGCCGACTGACGAGGGCGCCCAGCTCGAATTCGCCGCCAAAGAGCTGAGAGGCTCCTACGGCAGCGTGTATGCTGCCGCTGCGCGGGCTAAGACGCCGCAGGAAGCCGCGTCCATCCTGGCGAAAGGCTATGAGTCGCCTGCTCCCGCGACCGCTCATTATGAACGCCGGGAATCGTCGGCGGCCGGAGCGTATGGCAGGCAACAGTTCAGCGCGCCGTCGGCAGCCCACAAAGCCGCGAAACGGGCGGCTGAAGCGTACGCGAACCCGTTCGCCCACGCCACCGGCGTCTCACGCTCCCGCACGGACCAGGGCGTCGATTTCAGCTTTGCTGGGAGCCTCGGCGCGGTCGGCAAGGGCCGGATCGTCAACATCGTGCAGGACCCTGGCGGGTTCGGCACCGAGATCGTTGAGGAACTAACCGAGGGCCCCCACAAGGGCCAGTTCGTCTACTACGGCCTGGAGACTGGAGCGACGTCGTTGGCGCGCAAGGGCGAGGCGGTGAGCGCGGGGCAGGCGTTGGCTCGCGGCAAGGGTTCCGGGGGCATCGAGCTCGGGTTCGCGTCGGGTGCCGGCGGGGTGCCGGTCACACCCTATGGTCCGGGCCAGTCCCACGGGGTTCCGACAGCGGGCGGCAAGGCGTTCTCGAGTTTCCTCGCGTCGATCGGGAAGGGCGGCAGCAACCTGCAGTTGGCGACCGCGCAGTTCGCGGAAGCCGCGAAGGCAGCCGCCAAGCTCGTCCTGTCCGCGGCGCAGCAGGCCGCCGTCAGCCGCTTTGGAGGCGCCGCCGAAAGTGCCCACGCTGCGGCGCTGCGGTCTGGAGGGACAGCCGGAGAACTGGAAGGCAACCTGTCTGCGGCGGAACGGGGCTGGGCGCGGCACCCGTTGAATCTCGCGACAGCGTCCGGGGCTGCGTTGGCGGCGGGCCGCGACGTGTCAAGCGTCGGGTTCGCGAAGGCCGAGAAGCGCTACTACCAGTTCGAGGTCGCGGCGTTGAAGAAGGAAGCCGGCGCGTGGGCGAAGGCGCGGGACCTGTATCGCAGGATCGCGCGGCACACGGCCGACCCGCACGCGAAGAAGGAAGCCCTGAACGCTGCCGCGCACTACGGGGCGAAAGTCGAACAGGCGAACGCTGGGATAAAGGAACTCGGCGGCAAGATCGAAGGCGCCGAAGACGCCATCTCCTCCGGGGAAGCCGCGGCCGCCGCGCTCCCGGGCGAAGTGCAGGCCGCCGACCTTGGCGCTTACCAGGCAGCGAACGCCAAAGTCGACCTCGAAGCCCGCGCCGGCATCCTTACCGAAGCGCAAGCCAAAGCCGCCAAGGAAGCGAACGCCCAGACCGCCCTCGCCGGCGGGTTCGGCGCCCTCTCGGAAGAAGGCCGTTTGCAGGTCGCGGGGGACCTGCGGGAACTCGCGAAAGCGACCACCGAAGCCACCAGCGCACTGGAAGCACACACCGCCGCGCTGAAGGAAGCCACCAAGGCTGTCAACGAACAGTTGCACGCTTCCGAACGGATCGCGCAGGTCGAGAACGGGGCGCTCACGAAGGCCCTCGCGGACCTCATCAGCGGCCAGATCGGCGGCATCGACTACCACGGCCGCGTGTTGACCGCGGGTGCCGGTACGGCGGCGAGATACTAGATGGCTGCCACCGAGGGGCTCGTCTTGAACGGCCTGAACCTGCAGACGGGCGCATTTTGCGTCGAAGCGTTGGACATGACGCCGCCAGCGAAGAGGCCCGAGTGGGCGCAGGCCGCCGACGCGGACGGCGCGCAGCTGGTCCGGACGCCGCTGTTCGACAACCGGACTGTCACGGCGAGAATCCGGGTTGCGCCGCAGGCGAACGAGAACACGGCGCTGGAAAAGGTCGGGGAAGTCGTCGACATGCTCCAGGAGGCCGAGCAGAACCCCGGCGGGATACCCCTCGAATGGACGCCGGCCAACAGCACGAAGACGATCACGTTCTATGTGCTCACCGCGGCCGTCACGAGCATCCCGATCGTTGTCGATGGCGCAGACGCCGGCTGGCTCCAGGCCGCGCCGGTCATGGTGGTCGCGTTCACATGCAAGCCGTTCGGGTACGGCGCCGAGGTCGAAGCCGCGGCAGCGAAATCCATCGAAACGGGCCTGTCGATCGTGGTCCTGACCGTCCCCACGGTCGCCGGGGACGTCCCCGCAGAGGGCCGGCTCGTCATCAAAGACACCGCGAAAATCGGCCGCCGGTACGTCGAGTGGGGCCTCGAGAACCGGTACTACAACGCGGCGACCGCGCTGATCCTCGACAGCGAAGACATGACCCCGGTGGGGGGGGCGCAGAGCACGGCCCTGAACTCCGGCGGCGCATACAAACGGGCCGGGGCGACGAAAGGCACGATCCAGACGACGCTTGTGCCGGAACCCACGATTTGCGCGAACACGGGCGTCCTGAAACACATCGGCACCTACCGCGTGAAGGCGCGCATTTGCCCCACGTTCGGCGAAGGCGGCGAAACACAGAAACTGCATTTGCGGCTCGCGTGGCAGGACGGCGAAGGGCCGCTCCGCGCGAACCCGTGGGCGACACCGACCACTGTCTTCGCGTTCTGCGAGGCGGACCTCGGGACCATCACGATCACCCCGGCGCTGACCGGCACCCAAAAGTGGTTCGGCCAGATCGAAGCGTACAGCGAAAACGCGCCGGCCCGCGACACGCTGCACATCGACTATCTAGTGTTCATTCCTGTGCTCGAGGGGTACGGCAAGGCGCGGGCGCCGGCCGTGACGGCGGCGGGGACCGTCGTGGCGTTCGACAACTTCACGACCGGGACGCTCTCGGGGAACCTCAACGCGCGGACGCCGCCCGTCGGTGCGGCCTGGGCCACGTCGGGTGCGACGACGGACTGGACGGTCGCCGCCGGGGAAATCGCGCGCAGCACGAAAGACACCGAAGCGCGGTTCGGCGTGATCGGCTCAGCTATCGGGAACAGCGGGATCACCGCAACATGGACATACCCGCGCCAGTCCGAAGCGGTCATGGGCGTCATCCTGCGGTGGACCAACAAAGAAAACTACGCGTTCCTGACCGCCGAAGGCGTCGGCCTGCACAGCATGCGGTTCAAACTGGGTGTCGTGGTCGCGAACGTCACGACCGTCCTCGCCGAATCGCTCGTCACCGGGGCCGCCGGGTCGCTCGGCACCACGCTGACGGGACTGTTCACCGCCACGCTCGACGGCGCGCTCGTCGCGACCGGCACGGCCGCGACAGGCAAACAGTTCTCGCTGTCCGGGTCGAGCACCGCTATCGCGACGGGCGGCGCGCTCGCATCCGGCAAGGCCGGGATCTACGACAGGAACCCGGTCACGCTCGCAAAAAACCGGACGTTCACGAGCATCAGCGTCGAGACGCTCCCCTCGATCCCCTACTGCATCCAGTCCGAACGAACGATGGAAGCCCGCTCAGAAGACACGATCGCAGCGGACAGCACCGGCACCTACTACGGGCCCGTGCCCATATACCGCGGCAGCCGGTTCTACGTGCCCCAAGACGGCGAGGCGAACCGCACCAGCCGCATCATCGTGAAGGCTGACCGCAACGACCTCGAGGCATCCGATGAGCAGACGATCGCGGACGCCTTCACCGCCCAGGTGTTCGCGACACCGCGGTACCACGTAATCCCGAGATAGGAGGGGACCGTTGCCGGCTGCCCTTCTACCGGGTCGACTGCCGTTCCGGCTAGGTGCTGCGGGCGAAGAAGGCGCCCCGGTCGTCGCAGAAGCTGTCGTTGTCGGGGAGAAGCCGCCTCTATCGCTCCAGGCGGAGCTCGTCTACCCTGACGGGACAACCACCCGGTGGGATAAGGACTCTCGCGAAGCGAAGGACCGGCCGTCCGGTATCACGTTCCGCACGCAGCGGTACACGGGGTTCGCGGACGGCACCGCCAGCCTCGCGCGCCGCATCGACATTGACTACCCCGACCTGGGGCTGCTCGACGGGATCAACCTGGTCGGCCACGAGGGCACGGTGGCCTATGAGGGCCGCGTCGGGTCGCTCCCACGGTCGTTGCAGGTCTCGCCGCAGGTCACGGTGCAAATGCAGGGCTGGATGAGCCACGCGCGGGACGAGCCGTTCGTCGAGTGCTACGTCGACCGCGACCTAGCCAAATGGGTCGGCCCGGGCGCGTTCCGCCGCCTGACAGCGGTCAGCGAAAACTTCTCCTACGGCACCAACCAGGAACTCGTCGACGAAGCGGGCAACCCCGCGATCGAACTCGCGATCCAGAACCCGTGGGTCGCACCGTATAAGCCTCTCGTCGAGGCATGGTGGCTGCCGCAGCCCGGCA